CTTAAATAAAATGAGCTGTGATATAACAAATGGTAGAATAGAGCAATGTAAAGATTCGGTTTCAGGATTGAAAGCGATTTACTTTATTAACTACGATGAATTAAATTCAGATGATGTTACTTACGATGTAACCGATACGGATTTGATTACGGATTGGACACCCGTTAATACTGGTTCTTTGAGTTTGTATAAATACGAATTAAAAGGAGCTAACAGTTTTGAGACTACAATTAACTCTTCAAGAGATAATGGTACAACTTTCTTTCAACAAACACTTACTATCCAATTAAAAAGACAAGACGTTACAACGCATAAAAACGTTAAACTTTTGGCTTATGGACGTCCGAGAATTGTTGTAAGAACAATGACTGACCAATTCTTCTTAATGGGACTTACACAAGGTGCTGATGTTACTGCTGGAACAGTTTCTTCAGGTTCGGCTTTAGGTGACTTCAATGGTTATAATTTAACTTTTGAAGCTATGGAAGTTTCACCAGCTAATTTCCTTGACGTTTCAACTGAAGCACAATTGAAAACGTTGTTTGAAGATGGCGCTGGAGTAGATGCACAAATAGTTACTGCTTAATTTCTTTCTTCTATATACTTGCTCAAAAGACACTTACTTCGGTAGGTGTTTTTTGTTTAAGGACAAAATCGTACTTTTGACGTTTATAATATATGATTATTCTAACTACTTCGACAAATGACCAAGACTTTGTGTTTATACCACGAAATAAAGTTTTTGATTATGTAGCTATTACAGACGATCAAACGAACGTAACAACTGAAATAACTGGTTACACTTACACACAAGGGGAATATTACGATACGTTTGAAGCTGAATTTAATTTAGTAGAAAATCATTTTTACGATTTGGTATTTATTAACGGTGCAACGGTGGTTTATAAGGATAGGATATTTTGTACTGACCAAAGTATTTCAAGTTTTTCAGTAAACAACGGACAATATACTGCGAATAGTACCACAAATGAATTTATAGTTTATGAGTAATATACACGTTTTAGAATTAAGTTCTTACACAACGCCCGTAATTCAAGAGTCAAAACGCGACGCTTGGGTTGAGTTTGGCGAAGATAATAACTACTTTCAGTTTATCATTGATAGGTACGTTAATTCCACAACTAATAGCTCGGTAATTAATAATGTAAGTCGTTTAATTTACGGTCGTGGTTTAAGTGCTTTAGATGCAAGTAAAAAGCCAAATGAGTACGCTCAAATGATGGCTTTATTTCATGCTGATTGTATTCGTAAAATAGTACTGGATAGAAAAATGTTTGGTCAATTTGCAATGCAAATACATTATTCACAAGACCACAAAAGAATTTTAAAGGCTTATCATATACCTGTAAATTTATTACGTGCTGAAAAGTGCAATAAAGACGGAGAAATAGAAGGTTATTATTATTCGGATAATTGGTTGGACGTAAAAAAATACGCACCTAAAAGAATTCCCGCTTTCGGATATTCAAACGAACAAATAGAAATACTTTATTCAAAGCCGTATGCGGTAGGAATGAAATATTACGCTTTGCCTGATTATCAGGGTGGTTTACCGTATGCAAAGTTAGAAGAAGAAATAGCTGATTATTTAATTAATGAAGTTCAAAACGGTTTTTCGGGTACTAAAGTAGTAAACTTCAATAACGGCGTACCAACTGAAGAACAACAAAGTATAATTAAAAGCAAGGTGTTAAGCCAGTTAACGGGTTCGAGGGGACAAAAAGTTATTGTAGCCTTTAACAACAACCAAGAAAGTAAAACAACGGTAGACGATTTACCGTTAAACGATGCGCCCGAGCATTACACGTACTTAAGTGAAGAATGCGTAAAGAAAATTATGTTAGCGCATAACGTTACTTCGCCGCTTCTTTTCGGTTTAGGTTCGGCAAATGGATTTAGTTCAAACGCCGATGAATTAAAAAACGCTTCTATTTTGTTTGACAATATGGTTATTAAACCTATTCAAGATCAAATAATAGATGCCTTTGATAAAATTTTAGCCTTTAACGGTGTTTCTTTAAAGTTATTCTTTAAAACGTTACAACCTTTGGAGTTTGTAGATTTAGAAAACGCACAAAATGAAGAACAAGTAGCTGAAGAAACGGGAACGGAATTAAGCAAAGATTTTAAGATAGCTGAAGCGTTAATTAATTTAGGAGAAGACGAACCCGAAAATTCGATTCTAATAGACGAATACGAAGTAGATTATGATTCGGACGACAAAGAGAATGAAACGCTTTCTAAAGAGCCTAAACAATCGTTTTTAAGCAAAATAGTAAACTTAGTTTCAACTGGCGATAATAGACCTAATATTTCAAGTAAGCAAGACGAAGTAATTGAAGGTATTAAATTCCTAACTCGATACGTTTACGCTGGTAAAACAAGCGCTGATAGTCGTGAATTTTGTAATAGAATGATAGCGGCTAATAAGATTTACCGTAAAGAAGATATTATTAAAATGGGTTCTGAAGTAGTAAACAAAGGTTGGGGACCACGTGGTGCGGACACATATTCAATTTGGTTCTATAAAGGTGGTGGAAATTGTAACCACCGTTGGAATAAAAGGGTTTACGCTACATTTAGCGGTAAAGCAATTGACGTTAACAGTAAAGAGTTAAAACAAGTTGCGGTACGTAAAGCTGAAAAGTTAGGGTACGTCGTAAAGAATGATTCTAAAGTAAGTCAATTACCTAAGGATATGCCAAATAACGGATTTTTACCAACTAATAAAATATACGGGGAATAATGGCAGAAGCACTACTCATAACACGACAAGACGTTGTTAAATTCACTGCAATGAATGGCAACGTAGACACGGACAATTTTATTCAGTACGTCAAAATAGCACAAGACATTCACATTCAAAATTACTTAGGTACTGATTTACTTGAAAAATTAAAGTCCGAAATTATTTTAGCGGCTTCAGGAATACCGACTGCTATAACGGTAAGCAACCAAGGAACGGGTTACACTACGGGAACTGCTATAAATACAACAAGTACAACGGGAACGGGTTTAAAATTAAATATTACGGCAGCTGGTGGTTTAATTACGGCAGCTACAATTAACACGGCTGGCACTGGTTACACGGTAGGAAGTACGGCAACGGTAACAGGCGGCACAAATGGAGCGGTTACAATAAGTTCAATTTACACAATACCAACTGATTACAATAATCTTTTAGTTAACTATGTAAAACAAATGCTTATACACTGGGCAATGGTTGAATATTTACCATTTGCAGCTTATACAATAGCGAACAAAGGGGTATATAAACACAATTCGGAAAACGCTACTAATGTAGAAAAGGTAGAAATTGATTTCTTAATAGAAAAAGAGCGTTCTATTGCACAACACTATACTGAAAGGTTTATTGATTATATATCATTTAACAACGATTTATTTCCTGAATACAATAGTAATTCAAACGGGGATATGTATCCAGATACAAACAATAATTACACTGGCTGGTATTTATGAAGAACTACAAACCAAAAGACGAAAATATAAAGAAATTATTAACGTATTTAAGTAAGCAAAATGGCAAACGTAAAGATAAGTCAATTAACAGCGAAAGGAAGTAATTTAGTTGCTTCGGATAGGTTCGCAATTGCTGAAGATGCTGGTGGCGGAACGTTTGCAAGTAAATACATTACGGGAGCTGAAATAGTAACTAAAAATATTAACACTTATTCGAGTACGTTAAACAATTTAGTTTTAGCCGATGCGAATAAAATTATTAAAGTAGACAATAATTCTGCTAACGATTTAAGAATACCAACAAACACAAGTCATGCGTTTCCAATAGGAACGGAAATTATTATAATTCAGTACGGTACGGGACAAACTACGGTTGCACCAACTGCTACGGTAACAATGCGAAGTAATGGCGGTAAAAATAAACTTTTGGCACAATATGCACAAGCAACGTTAATAAAGATAGGAACTAATGAATGGGTTTTATCTGGAGACATAACAACTTAGAAAAATGGCAAATGCAAATGGATGGGGCGACGGTGCTTCGAATAATAATATAGGATGGGGAAAAGGTGCTGATAATGCCATCGGATGGGGTTCGGTTTATTCCGTTTCTGAAGCTGGTGCAACTGATATTGTAGGAACTCCAGCAGTTGACCCAGACGCTCAAGCATTCATTACAGCAGCTGCAATAACAGACCCTACTCAACAAGCTGCTATTAATCAATTGGTAGTTGACTTAAAAGGATATTCTATTTGGACTAAAATGAAAGCGGTTTATCCTTTTGTAGGTGGTACAGCTTCAGCTCATAAATTTAACTTAAAAAATCCTTTAGATACGGATGCTGCTTTTAGATTAGTTTTTAGTGGTGGTGTTACACATTCAGCTAATGGTATTTTACCTAATGGTGTTAATGGATATGCAGATACTTTCTTAAAACCTTCTACTTCTTTAACTTTGAACTCTTCGCACCTTTCTGTGTATTCAAGAACAACGGGTGTCGGTGGTGCTGATATTGGTGGTGCTGCTAATAGTTTAAATCCTGGTATTTGGATTTTGAACAATTTATCAGGTGGTACTTCTTATGTAAATTCTAATGGAACGGGTGGCATAGCGACTACTTTATACGGTGCAAATACAAACGGATTTTTTATAAACAATAGAACAATATCTACTGAATTAAAATTTAACCGTAATGCAGTTTCAAACACAATACTACAAAACAGTAGCGCACTAACTACTGTTAATATTTCAATAGGAGCGTTAACTGCTGGAGTTGGTTTTTCTTTTTATTCAAACCGACAAATTGCAATAGCTTCTATAGGAAGTGGCTTATCAGATACAGAAGCAGCTAACTTTTACACAGCAGTACAAGCATTTCAAACAACTTTATCAAGACAAGTATGATAGAGGTA